ATGGATGACGTGAGACCGTCACTCGTGGCGACGCACGTAGTCTGCTGCTCGGATCTTTGGTTTGATCTGGTTGACGGGACATCAACGCTTCGCATGGCGGTGCAGCGTCCGGACGTTCCGCGCGAATTCTGGAGCATCCTCACAGGCGGCATCGCAGTGAGATTCCGTGAATTGGCTGTGATCAGGGGGCGCCGAGTGTTCGAAGCCATTGAATGGCGTCGGGAAGATTCGCCAGACCCATCCGTACGAGCTGAGCCAATCCAGCCTGAAGGGCCGCTTCGGGAGGCGCGCATCTGATGACACGGTTCGCGCTACGCCGGCCGGCGAAGATCCCCAAGGGATTGCCTGAGGGGATTCGGTTGTTCCGTGAACGGCGGCTCCCGATGGAGCAGGCGGAACCGTGGATGCGGTGGCCACGATCCATCGTCAAGCCGTCGCGGACGCCGACCGTTGTGGACGCTACATTTTGGAACAGCGCTCAAGAAGAGCTTGTGTCCGAGATCTTGCGTAATCGACCGGCGCAGGGCCCAGCGGACTTGATTTCCGGTGCTTCTCAAGCATGAGCAAAACGGCATCCACTGCTGCGACAGCGTCATCCTTTGGAATCAGCCCGTGCTTGATGAGGGCGGTCCAAAGCGCGGCCACGTTAAGGCCCGCGAAAATGGCCTCGCCATTGGCCATATTGAGCGCTCTTTCGAGCGATTGTTCGTCCATAGAATCCTCCGATGGTTGTGTGGAAGCTCCAACGGTAGGTGAAGGCGGCCGGGTCGGCAACGACCTGGCCGCCGGAGGCGCGCCGTGACGCAGCAGCACGCCCCGCACGTCTATGCCAGAGTCAAAACGGCCTGGAAGCTCCTGGTGGGTCGCCTTGGTGGCGTCGAGGCCGTGACATCCTGTACGCGGGCGGCGCGCAGCCTCGCCAGCGACTATGGCAACGTCCATAGCGACCGCTACGTCCCGGTCGATGTGCTGCTGGACGCCGAAACCGTCGCCGGCGAGCCGCTTGTGACGGCCGCCCTGGCGCGGGCGCAAGGGTACGAGCTGATCCCCGTGTCGCCCATGTCGGAGACGGACCTCGCCATCGAGGTCGCCCGCCTGGGCGCCGATGTCGCGGACCTATTTGCGCAGATCTCCGCGCATCTGTCCGGCGCGCCGCTTTCCGACCCGCAGCGGGCCAAGGCTCTGGCCGACCTTGTGGATGTCAAGCTGGTTGTGCTGCGGGCCGAAGCCATCCTGGGGCGTCGGGAGGCGCGCGGTCATGGATGAAGTAACAGCGGCAGGCGGCCAAGTCGGCAATGACGAAGCCGCCGGCGGTGTGACCCAGCAGCAAGCGGCCTATGTCCCAGGTGACGACTGGGATGCGGTGCTTCGGCAGTACAGGCTGGCAATGGATATTTTTATAGCGTCAGCACCGCAATCCAGTCAGAGGCCAGCCGAGTGATGCCTTGCCTCGCCAACTCCTCCCCTTGGAAGTCCAGCGCGAACCTTGGTTCGGCTTTTGCGGCTTCATTTATGAGGTTGACTGCGTACGCTTTTGCTTCTGGCGTCGCGTTTCTCAGTAGACCGGTAACGACGATGCTCAGCATCTGCGTTTCGGCGCGAAGTATTTCCAGATTTTCGGCAACGCGTGCCATCGATAGTTCGGCCAAAGAATCCTCCGTCGGTCGTGTGACAGCACCAACGGTAGGTGAAGGCGGCCGGGTCGGCAACGATCCGGCCGCCGGAGCGATCCCATGAGCGCGCGTCTCGATTCCAGCCGGTTCCCCCAGCTGCACGACCAGCTGCGCACAAGCACCGGCTACACGCTCGCGCGTGGTGGGGTGATCCGCATGCCGCCGCCGATCGAGCGCGAGCGGACCGAGACGCCGGTCATTCGCGATGTCACCGTTTCACCGAAGAAGAAAGCCCGCGCGAAGCGGCCCGCGAAAGGCGACCTATGAGCGACGCGGTTTGGACGGAGCTGATGATTTCCGAGCTCCGCACCATGTGGGACTCGGACTGGAAAGCATCCGCGATCGCCGAAGCTCTCGGCATCAGCAAGAATGCCGTCGTCGGGAAAGCGCATCGCCTCCAGCTCGCGTCGCGGCCGAGCCCGATTCGGACTTCAGTGACGCCGAAAGCGCAGGCGCCCTCCAAGACGGAGCGGGCGGCGGCGCTGAAATTGCCGGATGGCGCGAAGCGGGCAGCTGCCGCGCCGATCCCGAAGCCCGCGCCACGTGAGCGGCCGCCTGCAGACGGCTGCCGCTGGCCCATGTGGGCGTTTGCGGCGGCCGCGACCCACAAATACTGCGGCGAGCCCCGAACGGACGTGGCTGAGCCGTATTGCGCCGTACATCGGGCGATCGCGTTCACGCCCATCAAGCGCCTGGTCGCGGCATGAGCGACCAATCGCCACCATTGTTGCGCCTCGATCGCCTTGAGCGTGCCTGCCTTGAGCTGGCGCAGGCAATCGCGAACTTCACGGGCGCACTACAAGCGGAGTTCCGGCGGCTCGAATCCACCGTGGCACCGCATTCCCACCCGGCGGAGGTGTCAGCTTCGCCGGTGACTGACCAACCGGTGGCGCCCGTGTCGCATGACGCGCCGGTTGGGGACTTCTTGGACGTTTCCTCCCAGACTTCGGGATCCCACGGGAATAAGTCGCGTGGGGACCCGGCGCCGGCGGAGCCGAAAGCTCCGCCGGCGGCTTTTTTGAGTGCGTCTCGATGGACGCCAGAGCGGCTGGAGCTATTGCGCGAGACCTATACGAGCGGCGTTCCCCTCGGCGATATCGAACTACGACTGAACGCTCTGCCTTCGAAGATCGCGGTTTCGAAAAATCAGATCGGCGCAATGGCGGCGACGAAGGGTTGGCAGCGGCCGCCCGAATCCCGGCTGAAACCGCCCGATTCCTGGACGCCGGAGCGTCTGGCGGTGGCGCAGCCGCTTTATGAAACCGGCGCGCCGATGGCGCAGATCATCGCCGCCGTGAACGCGCTTCCAGGTCCCCCTATCAACCCGTATCGCGTGACAGTTTTCGCCGGTGCACATCGTTGGACGCGCGGCGGTCCCGCCGAGCAGTCGGTCTCGACGACGCCGGTACCGGCCAATGCGACCGAGATCATCCATTGGGCAGGCCAGCGCGGAATCATGGTGGGCCGCGGCACGCTACCGATAGACAAGATCAACGCGAAGCGCGCCGATCTCGGCATGCCGCCATTCGCGCTGACGCCTTCCCTCCGCGGGGCAATTGCGTGAGTCTGGACTGCACACCTCAGAGCTTCGATCGTGGCCGCGCGCTGCTGGACCGGCTACGGCTGGAAAGCGGCGTCGAGAACCTTGGCATCGATCTCGCTGTGGCGCTTGGCATCCTGATCGCTGACGAATGCCCGGGCCACGACCTGCGTCTGCCCTTGGCGCTGGCGAATGCCATCACGCTGGCGGCCTGCAGGCTACGGCGGAAAGCCGCTGTGGTCTCCAGCTGCGCGGGATCGGCCTGATGACAGCCACGCATCAACACGATGCTGGCTCCATCGCGCGGATGCTGGCGGCCCGCGCGCCGTCCCTGGCGCGCGAGCTGCTGCCGGCCGGCCGGCGTGACGGCCAGGAATGGCGCTGCGGCAGCCTCGCCGGCGAGCGTGGCGGAAGCCTTGGCGTGCGGCTGACGGGCGCCAAGGCTGGCGTTTGGCAGGATTTCGCGACGGGCGAGACGGGTGATGCGCTCGACCTGGTGGCGGCCGTCAACTATCGCGGCGATCGGCGTGAGGCGCTGCGCTGGGCCCGCCAGTGGCTCGGTCTGGGCAATGACGCGGCCGCGCCGACCCGTCCCGCGACGCCGCCGCCTTCACAGCCGGAGGAAGACGAGACGGAGCAACTCGCCCGCGTTCGTGCGGCAGCTCTCGCGCTCTGGCTTCATGCCAAGCCCGCGCTCGCCGATACTCCGGTCGACCACTATCTGAAGGCGCGCGGCATCGACCTGTCGCGCCTCGGCCGTCAGCCGCGGGCGCTGCGATTCCACCCGTCGCTCCATAACGTCGAGAGCCAGCGCACCTGGCCGGCCATGGTGGCCGCGATCAGCGGTGCCGACGGCGCGCATGTGGCGACCCATCGCACCTGGCTCGCGACCGATCGTGCCGGCGTCTGGCGCAAGGCGCCGCTGCAGAAGACGAAGATGGTGCTGGGACGCATGCAAGGCGGCAGCATCCGCTTGTGGCGCGGGGTTTCCGGCAAGTCCCTCGCCGATGCACCGGCTGACGATCTGATCGTGATCGGCGAAGGGATCGAGACCTGCCTGTCGATCGCGCTGGCTGTTCCCGAGGCTCGAGTACTGGCCAGCGTCAGCCTTGGGAACCTCGCCCGTATCGGCCTTCCGGATCAGATCAAGCGGGTGACGATCGCGGCCGACAACGACACCGCGCCAGAGGCCAGGCGTGGGCTGGTGCGCGGGCAGAATGCCTTAATGGCGCGCGGGCTGGAGGTGCGCGTGGCGCGCAGCCCGATCGGCTCCGATTTCAACGATGCACTGATGGGGTTTTCCGAATGCGGGTGAGACCGTGCCGCGTCTGCGGGCAGATGGGCGCCTACTACCCGTCGATCATCATTCGGCCGGGCATGGTCACGGTGCGCAGGCCGCCAGCCTGCGATGTCTGCGACGGTACTGGCGTGATTCCTCCCGATCGCCCGGGCATCGAGCAGGTGATGGCCCAGCTCGCGGTCAGGCTGCAGAAGTGACCGTCTATGTCGACGATATGTATCTGCGGCCGCTCGGGCGGTTCGCGCGGATGAAGATGTCGCACATGATCGCCGATACCGATGATGAGCTGCACGCGATGGCGGCGGCGATCGGCGTGGCCCGCAAGTGGCATCAGGGGCCGCCAACGCACGATAGCCATTACGACATCGCGCTGTCTAAGCGGTCGCTGGCCGTCGCGGCCGGCGCCGTGGAGATTACGCTGCGCCAATGCGCCTGCATGAGCACCTGGCGGCGGGGTCATGGCGGCGCGCTGCTGCCGCCGGCCGAAGCCGAGAAGCGGTTTACCGAAAAAGCCCTCAGCAAAGCGGCTGGCGAGTGAAAGACTGGGCTATGAGCGACGAAGGCACGCGCAATGTCCGTAGCGCAATCGAGGGCGCCGGGCGGGCGTTTCAAGTGATCGATGGTGGAGGCGGCGGCAGAGGTCCGACGAAACCGCCAGAGGATCGATCACCGCCTGACAAGCTGCCGTGTCCTCTCACCTGTCTCGGCCACCTCGAGGGTCATTTCCACTTTCTCGATGCGCGCGGGCAGAAGCGGCAGCTCGGCGCCCGCGCCCTGGGCAATCGGCATGAGCTGCTCGCCCTGTTCCTGGGAAGCGACGCCTGGTTACGACAAGAGTTCCCGAAAAAGGCGAAGGTCCAGCGTGAGGAGAACGGAGAGAAGGTCGAGGTCGAAATCGTCGTCGATTTCGCGATCAACAACGCCGCGAAGTGGCTGCAGCGCGAGTGCGGCGAGCAAGGGCTTTATGGTGAACACGTCGTGCTGCGTGCACCCGGCGTGTGGCCGGGCGAAGGCGGTTTTCCCGTGGTTCATTGCGGTGACGCGATCCTGATCAAGGGCGTCTGGGAAAAGCCGGGCACGCGCACCGGCAACCAGGTGTGGGCGGCGGCCGCGCCTGTTCCCCGCCCCGCGAATGGATGCGACGTAAGCGTCGGCCTGCAGCTGCAAGGCGACCTGCAAGCCCTGTGGAACTTTCGCAAGCCGGGCGGCGAGATCGCCGTGCTGGGCTTGATCGCTTGTGGCTATTACGGCGCGTCGGCTCGCTGGCGACCGGCCGGCTTTCTGCTCGGCGGCATGGCGACCGGAAAGTCGTCGCTGCTAAACGTGATGAAGGCGGCGTCGCCGCTGCACTATTATAGCAACGACACCAGCAAGGCCGGCATCGAACAGTCGATCAGCGGCCGCGCCATGCCTATCTACATCGATGAAGCGGCCGATCGGCAGGATCAGCACGGCGCCCGGGTGCTGTTGGACATGGTTCTCTCCGCCAGCGGTGGCGAAGGCACGAAAGGCACGCGCGGCGGTGCCGACGGCCAAGCGCGCAGCTTTCAGATCGCCGGCAGCATCGTCATGGCCGCGATCTCGCCGCCCGACATGCAGCCGCAACATCTCTCGCGCTTTACGCTGATCGAGCTCGTCCGCGCGGCCGCCGGCGAGGATCATCAGACCGCGCATAAAAAGCTGGTCGAAGACATCTCCGCTGCAGGGCCGTCGCTTTGGGGTCGCGCCCTGGAACGCTCTGAGCTGTTCCAGGAATCGATCACGCTTTTCAGGGCGCAGCTTCTCGAATCGGGCTCCGCGCCACGGGAGATGGACCAGATTGGCGCTCTGCTGGCTGGTTGGTGGATACTGACGCATGAAGGCAAGCCATCGGGGCGCGATTGCCGCGAAGGCGTGGACGCTCTGGAAGCCTTCATCCATGGCGCCGAGGAAACGCTGATGGAGGACGCGCCTAAGCGCATGGTGCGGCATCTGATGAGCAGCACCGTGCAGCTTTCGCGCTCGACGGATCGCGCGCAGATCGGCTCGCTGATCGGTCAGGTTCTGCAGACGCACTCCCATCTGGAATTTGAGGTGTCTGACAACCTGGCTCGCACCGTTCTTGCGAACCACGGCATGCGCGTGATCCGCCACAATGAGGCCAAGGATGCGCGCGGGCGTGAAGCGCCTCGCGCTGCTCACGGGAATGGCATATGGTTCGCGCCTGGGGCTGTCGAACTGCGCAAGCTGTTCGCTGGCACAAGCTGGGAGGGCGATCGCTGGATCTACGATCTCAGGCGACTTGAGAGTGCTCGCGAACCCAAAATGCAGGTTCGCGTCGGCAGTTTGAAGGGCCGCTGCACCTGGGTCAGCGCGGAAGAGCTTGGTTTTGACGATGACCCGTCATCTGCCTAGACTCAATAATTCTTTCAAATCAGACCTGTCTAAGCTGGGAACAAGCTGGGAACGAAAAATCCCGCAATATCAGACGTGTACCACGTGGGAACATGGGAACGGGTTTCCCCCTATGCATGTTCATTCGTCATTGGCGAATTTTCATATATGGGTCAAAAACCGTTCCCAGCGTTCCCAGCTATATCTCTATTCCTAATAGGATAATGATATGAATGTCTTAAGCTGGGAAGGAAGCTGGGAAAAAGCTGGGAACGGCTGGGAACGAGATCGATCTCACAACGATCGGCCTTCCGTTTCGCTGGAAGAGCTGGTCGTCGCGCGTTTGGAGGATGCCGGCCGCGTTCTGCTCACCTTGCCCGTGCGCGGTCACTCGACGCATCTACGGACGGGTCATCCCGAAGTCGTTCATGGGGCGATCGAAGCCTATGGCTGGCATACGGCGACGCCTCGACCCGCGCTTCCATCGGCTGAGCGCATTTCGAAGATGGATGAAGCGCTGTCATGGATCAGTCTGATCCCGGTGACGCGCGTCGCTTTGCGGCGCGTCATAGGCCGGAGAATGCTGGTGCATCCGTTGAACGATCGTCATCTCTACAGCTGGCGAAAGATCGGTCGCGAGCTGGGCATCAGCCACCATACGGCCGAGAGCTGGCACGGCGACGGCGTCGGCATGATCGCTGTTGCGCTGAGGATTAAATTTTCGGTTTAGGTTTGACAGATTGCCCAGACGAATCGTATTCAATCACTACTCTGCGAGTATGAGCGCCCGCCAAGGTTCCAGCCCTGGCGGGCGTTTCTGTTTGGAGGTCAAGGATGTCCTAGATCATGGCCGCCCCGTTCAAAATTAGCCTGGCCGGCGATCTGGCGAAATTCTCCGACGCTTTCCGCGGCGACGTGGAAAAGCAGCTTCGCTTCGCCGGCGCTGTCGCTCTGACGCATTGCGCTCAGGCGGCGCAGAAGGCGATCGTCGAAAAGATGCCGCACATCTTCGATCGGCCGACCCCGAGCACGCTGAATGCGCTGCGCGTCGTGCCGGCGACGAAGGCAAAGCTGGAAGCGACCGTGCTGGTGAAAGACTTCACCGGCAAAGGTCCAGCGCCGCAGAACTGGCTATCGGCCGAGATCATGGGCGGCAATCGCGCGCACAAGCGCAGCGAGAACGCGCTGATTCGAGCCGGGGTGATGCAGCCGGATCAGTTCTGGACGCCGGGCGAAGGCACAGAGGCAACGCTGGACGCCTATGGCAACGTGCCAAGCGGCCTTATCGTTCAGGCCATCTCGCGCGTGTCGGCGTTTGGCGAGCAAGGCTACAAGGCCAACGTCTCCGATGCGGTGCGCCGCCGGCTTCTGCGGAAGAAGCTCGTGGCCAGCAAGCGGACCGGGACGGACTTCTTTGTCTGGCGCGATGCGGATGGGCGCGCGAAGGCGATCATGCAGCTGCTCGGGAAAGGTGATGTCGAACCGATCCTGTGGTTCACGGATCGCGTGCCCGTCTACGCTCCGCGCTTCGCCTTCGACGATCTCGTGCTGGCGACTGTCGAGGCGTCGTTCGGGCGGGAGATGGCGGCGGCGATCGAGATGGCGCGCAGCACTGCGAGATAAAGCAATCCCGATCGGGTCTGCGTCGAAGAGAGCCCTGCCCTGCCCGGTGAGCTATGCATTCGCCGCGGGTCCTTCCTGGCCCAGCGCATGTCCCACGGGTAATTCGCACCCCGGTTTGAGACACGGTTTTTGTAAATTCGAAAGGGCTTTCGATTGTCTTCGTTGTTGACATCTGCACCTTCTGAGGAATTGGGGGTCGTCAACAAGCGTGAGCTCGCGCGCTACCTCAAGACCTCGGTGGTGACGATCGGCAACTGGATCGAGCGCTATCCCGACTTCCCCATCCTGCAGCCGGGCACCAACGGCCGCGATTACAAGTTCAACCTCCGGGCCGTCGTCGACTTCCTGACGGCCCAGAAGGAAGCCGAGGCGCGCAGCGCCGCCGAGCGGGACGAAGCTCTGGCCCAGCTCGTCCTTCCCCTGATCCTCGACCAGGTCGAGCAGCCGTCCAGCGGCTCGAAGCTCTCGACGAAGGATCAGATCGAGGCGCTGAAGCTTGCCTCCATGCGCCGCCAGGAAGCCGAACGCCTCGGCCAGCTCGTGCCGGTAGCGGAGGTCAGCGAGGCGCTGGTGGCCGCCCTGGCGACCTATAGCCGCATGCAGCGCGCCGCGGTGCGCCAGGCGGCTGCCGATCAGAACCTGCCGCCGTCCGTCGTGCGCGCGCTGGAGCAGCGATTCGCGGACGCGCAGCGCACCTTCGTGCGCGAGGCCGGCGCCTATCTGACGCCGATCGAGGCTGAGGCTGCCGTGGCCCATGGCTGAAGCCGCCATGCAGACGGCCCATGCCGGCCGCGTCGTGCTGGATGCGCTGGAGAGCGCCTTCGTGCCGCCGGCGGCCGTCAACGTCGCCGACTGGGCGGCGGCGCATCGCTGGGTCGAGGGCAGCCGCCCGGGCCTCTGGGACCACCGCACAGCGCCCTACCTGCGCGAGCCGATGGAGACCCTCGCAAGCGAGTTCTACACCACCACAGCCCTGGTCGGGCCGGGCCAGTGCGGCAAGACGGCGATCGCCGAGAACTTCTTCCTGGCGACGATCGATGCCGATCCGGCGCCGCTGCTCTGGTATATGCAGACCGACGACGCCGTGAAGGCCTTCGTGAAGAACTCGATCAATCCGCTGATCGAGGCGCATCCGGAGATCAAGGCCAAGCAGGGACTGCGGCCGACCGATGACAGCCTCGGGTTCAAGCGATTCCGCGGCGGCATGACGGCGCAGTTCCTGGCCGCGACGCGATCGAACCTCATCAGCAAGACAGCCCGCCGCATCATCGCGGACGAGTGGGACGCCTACGACGAAGACTTCGGCGACCCGAAGACGCAGCTCGACGTGCGCCGGCAGACCTATGGCGCCGAAAGCCATCTGCTCGCCATCAGCCATTGCGACCGTGCGCGCGGTGAGAGCGAAGAGCTCTGGGACGCCGGCATCATGGCCGTCTATCGCGACAGCGATCGTCGCACCTGGTGGTGGCCCTGCCCGTCCTGCGGCGCATTCTCCTCCCCGAACCCGGGCACCAGCCGCGTCATGCGCCTTGTCTATCCCGAGGATGCTTCGCTCGATGAGGTCGAAACGGCCGCCGCGCTGCTGTGCCCGTCTTGCGGCACGTTGATCGCCGACGGCGAGCGCCGCGCCATGAACCGGGAGGGCTTCTGGGCGCGCCGCGGCCAGGATGTGCTGCCGGACGGCTCTGTCATCGGCAACCCACCGCCGAATCCGACGGCCGGCTTCTGGATCGTGGGCGTGATGAGCCCGTTCCTGCTGCGCGGCATCGCCGGCCTTGCCCGCTCCCGCGTCGAGGCCGAGCGGGCGGCCGCCAGTAGCGGAGACACGCGCGGCCTGCGCGAAGTCATCGTCAAGCAGTGGGGCGTTCCATACTCGCCGCCGCGCAGCGTCTCCGGCACGGATGCGAATTCGGTGGCGATGCGCGCCGAGGAAGGCCTCCGAATGGGATTCGTGCCCGAGGGCGTCCGGTTCCTGACCAGCTCGGTCGATGTGCAGGCCCGCCGGTTCGAGCGCCTGGTGCGCGGCTGGGGCGTCAACGGCGAGAGCTGGATCGTCGACTTCCAGGTGTCTTCGGCCGACACGGCGGTGAGCGACAGCGATTGGGATGCGATGCTGCGGGGTGCTGCCGAAGCGAGCTACCCGCTCGCGGACGGATCAGGTCGGCGCATGCTTGTCCTGGCGACGGGCTGCGACAGCGGCGGCAAGGCGGGCGTGACCGAGAGGGCGTATGCGGCCTGGCTGCGCGCCCGGACTTCCAGGCTAGCGCGCATGCTCGGGCGCTTCGACGGGCGCGAGGGCTGGAACATGCTGCTGCTCAAGGGCGCCTCGGGCCCGAGCGCGCAGAGCATCGTCATCTCCTATCCCGACAGCGCGCGCAAAGACCGCTTCGCCGCGGCACGGGGGCAGATTCCCATCGGCTTCTTCGCGCCGAACCTGTTCAAGGATAGCCTTGCGGACCATCTGGCGGTCGCCGAATCCGGCAAGCCATGGTGCGTCCATTTCCCGGCTGCGCTGAAGAGCGCGACAGGACCGCATCTATGGTTCGAGCAGCTTTTCGCCGAACAGCGGCTGCCCTCGGGAAAGTGGGAGCCGATCGCCGCCAATGCGCGCAACGAAGCGCTCGACCTGATGGTGATGAGCCATGTCATGGCGCATCTCTTCGGACTGCGACGGCTCGACTGGCAGAAGCCGCCGAGCTGGGCGGCGCCATGGGACACGAACTCGCTGGTCTTCGCGGGTGAGCAGACCGAGAGCGCGCCGCGAACAAGCATCGCGTCGCCGCGTCGCGGCCTGAGCCAAACCGCCCTGAGCGCCCTCAGCGCGCGCTTCGCGCGACGGAGCGCCTGAGATGTCATTCACCCTCGGACCGCCAGAATCGGGCCCGTTCATCGGAATGTCGCCGGCTGCGTTGATGGCGCTCCGGACCCAGGCGCAGACGGCGCTCGGCAACCTCGTGACCGGCGGCATGCCAGTGACTCTGTCCTACTCCTCCGGCGATGGCCAGCGCAGCGTGACATACAGCCGCGCCAACGAAGCGAGCCTGCGCAACTTCATCGGCGAGCTGAATGCTGCCCTGGGTCAAGGGCGCCGCAGGCCGATGTCGGTGGTGTTTCGATGAGCCGCCCGGGCCTCGTCGATGCAAGCGGCCGGAAGATCCCGGCGGCCGAGGTCGCCCGCGTGCGCGCCAAGGCCATGCTGAACGTGTCCGAGGGGCCGGAGCGCGGCGGCCATGATCGCGGCCCCGGGCACTGGGGCAGCCCTTGGGCCTACGATGCGCAGGCGTGGCACGGCCAGGACTTTGGCGAATGGTTTCCAAACGTCCGTTCGCCGGACGCGGAAATCAATGTCGATCGCGACCGCACCGTCGGCCGCTCGCGCGACCTCGATCGCAACGACGGCTGGGCCTCCGGCGCGCTCGACACCATCGCGGACTCGGCTGTCGGCGCCACCTTCTTTCCGCGGCCGACCCCGAATTGGCGGGTGCTGGTGCGGCAGGACAAGCGGCTCGACGGGGTCTGGGCCACGGAATTCAGCCAGGCGGCCGAAGCCGAGTACAACCTCTGGGCGAACGATCCCGGCCGTTGGTGCGACGGCGCGCGCGCGCTGACCGTGCCGCAGATGATGCGGCTCGCTTTCATCTCGAAGATCCGCGACGGCGACGGCATCGGGATCATGCTGTGGGATGAGGGTTCCGTCGCGGCCGGCGCCGCCCGCTATGCCACCCGCGTGCAGCTGATGGATCCGGACCGGCTCAGCAATCCCTATGAGGCCCTGGATACCGATCGCATGCGCGGCGGCGTGGAGATCGATCTGCTGGGCGCGCCGGTCGCGCATTGGTTTCGGCGCGCGGAACCGAACGCGTGGTTCGAGGCGGCGGCCTCCATGATCTGGGACCGATTCGAACGCGAGACGCCCTGGGGTCGCCCCATCGTGGTGCATGACTTCGATCGCCGTCGTGTCGGTCAGCACCGCGGAACGCCGATCCTGATGCCCGTCATTCCGCGCTTCAAGATGCTCAGCCGCTATGACCAGGTCAGCTTGCAGCGCGCGGTTCTTCATGCCCTGATCGGGATCTTCGTGAAGTCGCCTTATGACACGGAGATGGTGCGCCAAGCGCTTGACACGGACGGCCAGGAGATCGGCGCGTATCAGGGCATGCGCGAGGCGTTCGGCGAGACGAACCCGCCGATGGTCATGGGCGGCATCCGCATCCCCAAGCTGTTTCCGGGCGAGTCCATCGAGACGGTGAATTCGGACAACGCGCTCTCCGAATTCGAGGCTTTCGAGCACGCGGTGCTGCGCTCGATCTCGGCGGCGACCGGAGCGACCGCCGAGGAAATCTCCCGCGACTACTCTCGGGTGAACTACAGCTCGGCGCGCGCGGCGATGCTGGTGGCCTGGAAGACGCTGCTGCGCCGGCGGCAGGACTTCGCGGTCGGATTTGCGACGCCGGTCTATGCCGCCTGGCTCGAGGAAGCGGTTGACCGAGGCTATGTGCCGCTGCCCGCCGGCGCTCCGGATTTCGCGGAATGGCGCGCCGCGTATGCCGGATGCCGCTGGATCGGCCCCGGCCGCGGTTGGATCGATCCCGTCAAGGAGCGGCAGGGCGAGGTGCTGGGCATGGATGCCGGCTTCGGCACGCTCGAATCGGTGGTCGCCGAGATATCCGGCGCCGATTGGCGCGACGTGCTGCAGCAGCGTGCTGCCGAGGTGGATGAGTTCAAGCGTCTCGGCCTGAAGATGCCCGACTGGGCGGCTGGGGGAGCGGAATCGAACGCGGCAACTGACGAACGAAAGCCGAAGCCCGCATGACGAAGCCAGATTGGCGCTGCGGCGCGTCTCGGACGCTGTCGCTCTGTCTAGGTCACGGCTGGGATGGCGCCGCTGCCGCGACGCGCATGCTGGACGCAGCCGGCATCGGCGGACGCAACCCACGGCCCGAGGTCGCACGACGCGGATTCGCGCTCTATGACGCGCAAAATCCGAATACGCGCGCAGGCTACAAGCTGCCGTTCGCGGATATCGTCGGCGGTCAGCTCGTTGTCCTTAAGGCCGGAGTCGATTCGGCGATTCCAGGCTTGGCAGCGGTGCGAACAGCCGACCGGGAGAGGCAGCGCGCGGGGCAGATCCTGGGTTACTACGAACAGCGCGTCGCCGCTGCCGCTAAGACAGCGCCGCGTAAGACCTCCGGGACTCTGGCGCGCCGGCCGGCTATCAGCAGCACGCACATGCTGCCGCATCTGATGCACCGGATGTTCAATACGCCGCTCGCGGTGCATCCGGCGAAAGCCGAAATCATCGTGAAGGCCCTCGCCGATCGCCTCGGCGTGACGAACTTGCTGCGCCCGAACGGTGAGATGGTGGCGCTAACCGGCTTGGATCTAGAGGACGGCGGAGAACGCCCCCAGCGTGGCTACGATGTGGTGAACGGTGCCGCGATCATTCCTGTCTGCGGCACGTTGGTGCAGAAGCTGGGGAGCATCCGGCCCTATATCGGTATGACCGGCTATGACGGCATCCGTTTCAATGTGGCGCAGGCGCTTGAAGACTCGGATGTGCGCGGCATCGTACTCGAGATCGACAGCCCCGGCGGCGAGGTCTGCGGCCTCTTCGACCTGGTCGACGCCATCTATGCCGCGCGCGGCCGCAAGCCCATCTGGGCGATTCTCGATGATCAGGCCTATTCTTCGGCCTATGCGATCGCGTCAGCAGCGGACCGCATCATCGTCCCGCGCACCGGCGGCACGGGCAGCATCGGCGTGATCGCAGTCTTTGCCGACATTTCGCAGGCGCTTCTGAAAAATGGGATCACCGTCCACGTGATCCAGTTCGGAACGCGGAAGGCGGACGGGCTCGATGTCATTCCGCTATCGCAGGAGGCGCGTGACCGGTTCCAATCCGATGTCAACACGCTCGGCGAGCTGTTCGTGGCGACTGTCGCGCGCAATCGCGGTATCGATCCCGCGCTCGTCCGTGCAACCGAAGCAGATGCCTTCCTCGGCGCCGAGGGTGTGCAACTGAAACTCGCCGACGCGGTTATGGCGCCTGACGCGGCATTCGCCGAGTTCCTGCAAACACTCTGAGGGAAAATCAATGAACTTGAACTTTCTCGGGATCGGGGCGGGAAACCGCGCCTCGACCCGGCAGCGACGCTTGCTTGCCACGACCGCGAACGTGCGCGCCGAGGCCGAGACGGAAGAGCAGATGCGGCAGCGTCACGCGGACGAGCTGCAGAGCGCGGGGTATGACGACGATCCCGCGAATCCGCCGCCGAGCGATCCGACGCCTTCTCCCGCAAAGCCGCCGAAGAAAAAGCCGACGGGCGATGACGCCGGCGACGATGATCCCTCCATGCAGTCGGATGACGAGCTGCCGCCGGATGACGATCCCGATCCGGACGCGCCGCCGCCGGAGCAGGACCCTGACCAAGTGGCAGATGACGGCGAGCCCGACGATGACGCCGAAGGCGATGAGGACGAAGCCGTCGACCGCGAGCCGGATGAGACGATGCGTCGTGCCAGGCGCGCGCGGCTACGCCGCAAGCGCCGCGCTCAGGCCCGTCTGCGGGAGCGGAGCCGCTGTGCGGCGATCTTCCAGGACCCGGCCGCGGCGAGGAACACGCCGCTCGCCGCGCAGCTCGCCTTCGGAACCAGCCTCTCCGCGACGCGCGCGATCGCGATCCTGCGCAACGGTGGCAGCGGCGGCGGGCTAGCGGGGCGCATGGGCGGCTACGCCACGCCCGCGGCGGTGATCGGCAGCGGCGCCGGTGCGCCGCCGGGCGTCGCGCCGAAGACGATCGCCACGTCTTGGGACGTCGCGATGCAAAAAGCCCGCAACTGGTAAGGAACGCGACCGATGGTTTCCCCGGTGCTTTACGAGCATTTTTACGACGGCGCTTTCCTTGTGCGGGAAGCGGCCGGCAACCGCTCCCGCGACCCTGGCGTCATGAGCAATTCCGGCGGCTCGGATCTGCTGCTGGATCCCGGCCTGGTGGTGACGCAAGTCACGACCGGCACGCTCACCTCGGCGGCAAAATCCGGCGGCAACACCGGCACCGGCACCGTCGGCTCCCTGAGCGCGGGCCTCGGCGCGCTGGCCGGCGCCTACACGGTAACCTTCACCGCGGCGACGGCCTTCCAGGTCTTCGACCCGGCGGGCAAGGAACTGCGCAACGGCGTGACCGGCACGGCCTATTCGGATGAGATCGGCTTCACCATCACGGCCGGAGGCACGGCCTTCGTGGCGGGCGATGGGTTCACGATCACCGTGGCCGCGGGTTCCCTGAATTGGCAGCCCTACACCTCGAGTACGCCGGCTCAGAACCTGGCGATCCTCTACAATCGCACCGTCGTTCCGGCCGGCGGTTCGAAGAAGGTGACCGTGATCACGCGGGAGTGCGAGGTCAACCAGAAGGAACTCGTCTGGGACCCGTCGATCGCCGCGGCCGGCGGCATCTCTTCCGCCGCCGGCGGCAGCAATGTCGGCAACGGCACGATCGGATCGCTGTCCATCGTCTCGGCCGCACAGATCGGCAACATTTACCCCCCGGTGCCGGTCGGCGCCTACACGATCACCGCCGAGTCTGCGCTGGAATTCGTGGTGGCGGACCCGACCGGCGAGGTCCTCGGCACGGTCGGCGTGGGTGAGGCCTTTTCAAACGAGATCGCCTTCACCATCACCGCCGGCGGCACGGCCTTCATGGAGGGCGATTATTTCACGGTGACGGTGACCGAGAGCGGCCAGGTGCAGGCGCTCGCCGTGCTCGCCACTGCCGGCATCATCGCGCGTTAAACGGGGGGAGATTGCAATGTCTGGATCTGTTGGCGGCGGGACGATACTCAACGTCTTCCGCAATGACGCATTCACAACCGTAAGCTTGACCGAAGCGGTCGAGCGCAACCCATTCAACCCGCAGGGACTTGGAGCGCTCAAGCTTTTCAAGCCTAAGCCAATCCGCACCAAGGCGCTTGCGGTCGAGCAGCGCCAGGGCCGGCTTTCGATTATCCCGACCAGCGCGCGCGGCGCGCCGCCCACAGAACGCGAGACCGAGAAGCGCCAGATGCGCTACTTCGAAGCGCCGCGGCTTGCGACGGGCGACACAGTCTATGCCTCGGAGCTCATGGATGTGCGCGAATTCGGCACCGAGAGCGTGATGATGCAAGTGCAGGCGGAGGTCGCCCGCCGACTCAGTGGTCCAACGGGGTTGACGAGCAACCTGGAATATACGTGGGAACGGCACCGCCTGGCCGCAGTGCAGGGTGAGCTCTTGGATGCCGACGGCACGATTCTGTTTAACTGGTTCAATGAGTTCAATATCCAGCAACCGGAAGAGATTGGTTTCAATCTGACTGCAAAGACATCCGGCGCGCTCCGCCCGCTATGCAATGGCATCGTGCGTGGAATGTCGCGTTCAAGCCAAGGTGCATTTACCGGAGGCACCAAGGTGATCGGGCTTGCGGGCGACGCGTTCTGGGATCAGCTCATCACCCATCCTGACGTGACGTTGACCTATTACAACTGGGTGCAGGCGGCCGAGTTGCGGAAAGGCAGTGCGTTTCAGGGCAGCGGCGACGACGCAAATCCGCTTTCGGCTAATTCATCGATCCTGACGCCGATGCTTTTCGGCGACATCTACTGGATCAACTATCGCGGCAGCGATGATATGACCTCGATCGCAATCCAGCCCGACAAGGTGAAGTTCTTTCCGCAGGGCGCCAACGATGTCTTCACCGTCGCCTGGGCGCCGAGCGACACCGCGCAGTGGGTCAATAAACCCGGCAAGCCGACTTACATCATCCCGATCATGGATAGGGATAGGCAGAAGTGGTGGCGCATGGAGGTGGAGAGCTATCCGCTCCACATCTGCACGCGCCCCGAGGTTCTGTGGTCGGCCCGGATGGAGGCGTAAATGGCCGCGATCTCCCTGACGGCCGTGACGCCGAAGCCGGGAATGAGATTCTATCACGGCCACGGTCACCACCATTTTGAAGAAGGCCGCTCGATACAGCTGCCGTCGGATGTGGCGGAGCGCCTGATCCGGGACGGACTGGTGGACCTGGCGGCCGCCACCAACGACGACACCACGCCGCCGGCGCCGGCCGCCTGACGTGATCGACTTCGACTCCCTGGTGACCCAGGCCTGCGTCTCTGCTTTCGGCGATCCGGTGTCGATCCAGCTCGACGTGACCCAGCCGGTGATCTCGACGCTCGGCGACGGCGTGACGCCGCTGCTCGGCATCTGGGAGCGCGCCCTGCGCGAGCTGCGCGACGACCCTAATACAAACGCCATGTCAATCGTCGCCAAGCCGCAGCTCGGCATGAGCATGGAGCAGCTGACCTCGGCCGGCATTTCGGTGTCGGCCCTCAATAACGGGGTGGCCACGGTGATCGTCGAGGGCGAGACCTGGAAGATCGCGGTTGCCGAAGGCCCGGACAGCGGCGGCAACGTGAAGATCAGCCTGCTCGTCACCAGCCTATAGGGCGTCATGACATCCTTCGCGACGCAGCTGCGCACGGTCGCGGTGCAGCTGCTCATTGCCGCGAACACGGCGGCGGGATCACGCGTCTATCCGACGCGGGCGGCGCCGGTGACGAACCCGGAGCTGCCGATCCTGCTGGTCTACACGCCGGAATGCCGTGGCGAGGCAATGGGAACGGCCGGACAGCCGCTGCTCAAGACGATCCAGATGCTGGTGGTCGAAGGCAGGACGGCGTCCGTAGATGAGGCGCAATGCGGCATCGATCTCGATGCGCTGATGGATCCGATCCTGGACGCGCTGCTCTGCGATCCGGCCTTCCGGTCGATGAAGGATGAGTGCGGCCACCTGCGCATCGAGCGCGTCGCCTCGATCGAGACACGGACGGCGGTGCTGACGACGGAGCAGAGCGGCGACCGGATCATCGGCCGTGGCGTACACCTGATCGGTCTGCAGACGACGGCCGAGTATCGCCAGCGCGGCGGCGTGCCGCTGTCGCAGGTGACGGTCACCGAGGACATCATCAACGTGGCCAGCCCCACGGGCGCCTTCACCGACGATCTCGATGCCGGTTTCAACAACACGCCGACGCCGTCGCCCCGCACGCGCGGGCCCGACGGGCGTGCCGAATCCAGCTTCACCATTCCGTTTCAGAGTTAGGAGCGCATCATGTCTGGGACAGCCGCCGCGGGATCGGTGCCGTTCGTCTACACGCCGAGCAACCTGCTGGTGCCTATGCTCTCACTCGAGATGAGCAACAGCCAGGCCAATTTCGACGTGCAGACGCAGGTCGGGCTGCTCATCGGCCAGAGCCTTGTGGCACAGCCGGAAGTGCCGGTCTGCGTCTTCTCGACCGCGATGGCGCGCAGCCTGTTCGGTCGCGGCTCCATCCTGGCGCGCGCGGTCGAAAAGTATCTGCTGAACGACACGCTGGGCTACGTGTGGTGCCTGCCGCTGGCGGATGCGAGCGGCGGCGTGGCGGCGACCTATACCGTGATCATTTCCGCGGCCAGCGTGCTCGCCGGAACGATCCCGCTCTATATCGCGGGTCAGAACGTCCCTGTTGCCGTCAATACCGGCGATGCGTCGGCAACGATCGCGACCAATATCGCGGCGGCGATCAATGCCGCGCCCGATCTGCCCGTCACGGCCGCCGCCGCCACCGGTACTGTCACCCTGACTTGCAAATGGAAAGGGGCGACCGGAAGCACGATCGATATCCGTGTCGCCTATTACGGAACTCTCGGGGGCGAATCGCTCCCGTCCGGAGTGTCGCTTGGAATTTCATTCGGGGCGACCGGAACCCAGGACCCCGATCTCACCGGCGTCGCGGCGGCGCTCGGGTCGGTTCCCTATGATTTTATTTTCTCGCCCTACTCCGGGGCCGCCCAGACAGCTGCCCTGACGGGGATGATGAATTTCAGCACGGGCCGATGGGGTCCGCTGCGGCAGATCTACGGTCATGTGTGGACCGCCCTGGTGGGTTCGGAAGCGAGCCTCGCGGCGATAACGGGGGCGATGAACGATGCCCACACCACCTTGATCGGTATCGACCCGTGCCCGACACCGGCTTGGGAGATGGGCGCGGCCTGCATGGGCGCCGCGGCGCCCGCCATCAGGAACCAACCGAATGCGGGGCTGCAAGGGATCCAGGTGCAGGGCGTGCTGGCGCCGGCGGCCAGCAGTCGCTTCACCGAGCCGATGCAGCAGGCGCTGCTGAGCACGGGCTGCGCGACGCTCAGCTACGACCAGGCCGGCGGTGTCTACCTGCAACGCATGGTGACGACCTATCAGGACAACCAGTTCGGTCAGCCCGACCAGAGCTATCTGGACGCGCCGACGCTCTATGGCATCATGGCGGGCAACCGCATCGTCGCCGGCGACCTCGGTCCGAAACTGGCGAATGGCCTGATTTTCGCGGAGGGAACCGCGATTCCGCCGGGTGTGAAAGGATTCACGCCGAGCGGCGTCAAGGCCCTGCTCGCGGGCAGCTACCAGCTTGGAGTCAGCAAAGGGCTCTATCAGAACGTGCAGGATATGCTCGCCAACAGCATCGTGCAGATCAACCAGCAGAACCCTGGCCGCATCGACATCCTGTTCGCCCCCGATCTGGTCTATGGCCTCTACAACACCGCCATTCTCAACCAGTTCCAGTTCGTGACAGGCCAGACGAGCGCGGCCGCGTAACCGATCCGCAGTCCTCAAAGAATAAGGAACGCATGAGATGGCTTCGGCAAAGGCAATCGCCGGCACGCTCTATATGGCGATCGACGGCGTGCAGTATCGGCTGCAGGGCAACTGGAAGATCCAGCCGAACACAATCCAGAGGAAGCCGGTGGAAGGCCAGTCTGGCCCGCTCGGCGCAACCCAGAAGTTCGTGACGCCCTATATGAAGGGCGACATCTCCGACTATGGCGGCCTCAGCCTGCAGGCGCTGCAGAACATCACCAACAGCACGGTCACCGCCGAGTTGGTGAATGGCAAGACGTATGTCGGGAACAACGCCTTCTGGGGTGATGACACGGAACTCGATACCGAAACGGGTAAGTCGCCGATCTGCTTATACTGTCCGGGCGGCATTACGGAGATCACTGGCTCATGAGCACGACCGTCCCTCTGGCGGACCCGATCCAGGCGCATGGACAGACTGTCGCGCAACTGACATTGCAGGAACCGCGCGGCAAAGACATCGCGGCCTGCGGTTTGCCGCGCACCTTCACCCGGAAGGGCGACACGTCGTCGATGGTCGTGGATGCTGCGGCTGTCCATGCCTACATCGTCAGGCTCGGCAATATCCCGCCGAGCAGTGCCGATACGATCAGCGCCCGTGACTGGATGGACGTGATGGGCGCCGTGCTGGGTTTTTTCGCGCCGACGCCCGAGAAGGCAGGAGCGGAAGGGGACGCGCCTCCGGCGCATCCCCAGGCGGCGGCGCCGAAGGCTCCGGGGACAATCGCGATGCCGTTCCAAGAGACTTCGACGTAGCCGAGATCCTCGATCTCTACTTCGACCTCGGCGCTTTCTGGGGTTCTCTTCCTTACATCATGGAGCTGACGATCCCCGAGCTGCTGCTCCATGCGGAGCAGGCTCGGCGGATTTCAGATCGGAGAGCGAATGGCTGACGATAGCAACGCAAAATTCAAGGCGGTCATCACCGCCGAGGATCAAACTGCGGGTGCTATGGCCAGCGTCGAGCGCGCGTTCGAGAAGCTCGGTTTCACCGCCGCGCAGGTCGAAAAGGAACTCGAGCACCTCAAGGAAGTCGACGAAGACGACAATATGGCGCAGCATTTCGTGTCGGCCGAGGCCGAGCTGCGCAGAATGGGCCTGACCGCTGCCGCGGTGAAGACGGAGATGGAGCGGCTCCATGCCGTGCAAGCCGCGATCAGCGCGGACGCCGAGAATACGATGCTTATCAATCCGGCCGATCATTTCGCGATGCGGCAGCAGGGTATTGACGCGGCTATGGCTGCCCATCTGCCGGGGCGCGACGACGGCATGGTCTCAATGGCCGACTACCTGGCGCTGAAACGCTACAACGAGGCGACCGCCGAGCATGAGGAAGGCGGTTCGGAGGAAGCACCGAAGAGCAAGGGGCGCAAAGAAGGCGAGGAACACGAAGGCGGGGAGCACGAAGGCCGGGAACGCCGTGGGCATGGCTGGACCGGGCTGAGCGAGCACATCGAAATCCTGCACGACCGGTTCGGCGAACTGCGCGAGACGATCGGCGAGTCGGGCGAGTCGCTTGGCGAGATGCTGCCGATGCTCGGCGCGTTCGCAGCGTTCGGGTCCGCCGAGGGAATCATGGACATGATCCACGATACCGTCGAGGAGCAGGCCGCTCTTGCTGCCATGAGCAAGCAGCTCGGGACGACGGTCGATCAGCTGGAGGCCTTTCACTACGCGGCCAAGATGACGGATGTGCCGGTCGACACGATGGATCGGTCGCTCGCCAAGCTCGGCGTGACGATGGAGGAGGCTGCCAGCGGGAAGAACAAGCTGGCGGCGGAGATGTTCCACAAGATGGGTATCTCGATCGAGGACGCCCATCATCACATGGAGCCGCTTTCCCAGATCCTTCCGCAGGTAGCAGAAGCGATCAAGAACACGACCGATCCGCAGATGCGGCTTTACCTTGCGACCACGCTCTTCGGCCGCGCGGGTAAGGATCTGCTGCCGCTGCTGATCATGGGGCGTGACGGCATGAAGGACCTGACGAACGAAGCCGACAAGCTTGGTCCTGCCTTGACGGATGTCGATCGCGATCACCTGCAGCAGTTCAACGACAGCTGGAAGCAGGCAGAGTATGTCAGCCAATCCTTCATGACCCGGCTGAGTGCCGACCTGGCGCCGGTGATGACGCCGCTGCTCGATGATTTCACCCAGTGGATGGCGGTCAACAAAGATTGGATTAGCCTCGACGTGGCGCACGGCGTGAAGGACCTGGGAGACGCCCTGAAGGCGATGCCTTGGGGAGAAGCTCTGAAAGATGCTTCCCACTTTGAGCATTGGATCGCCAGCGCGGCATATGATGTGAACGCTCTGGTCGACGACACGATCGGATGGCAAGCGGCGCTGCTGGGGCTGCTCGGGATCAAGCTCATTGGCCCCTTCGCGCAGATGATCCGCGACCTCAAGGAATTGATTGGTCTCACGAAAGACCTCACGGTTCTCGTCGGCAAGGGGCTTTCGGCGGCGTGGAACACCGCGGCCGCGGCCGAGGAGGCGTATGACGACAAATTCAAGGGGAGCCTGACGGGCCGCCTGGTGGCAACGGCCTTCGCGACCTACGATGTGGCGTCGCAGGGCTCGAAAGTCGATCTCAACCCGGCGCAGCAGAAGCTGCTCCAGTCGTTTCACTTGCAGGCCGGGCAATCTCCTACGCCGGCGGAGATCAAGCAGCTCGACGCGCTGAGCTCGCCCGGCCAGGCGCGGGTCGAGGGCGGGGCTGCTCCGGCCAAGGAATGGGCCGTTTTCAAGCAGATGGAGCATTTCCTCGGCATTCCAGACGGCGCGGCCGCAGCGCCGGCGGCATCGGCGCCCGGCGCGCCATCCGCCTTCGACCTCCCGGACGGCCGCAGCAGCGGTTTCGGCCGGTGGGCGCCGCTTCCGCAGGTCCCCTGGACGGGCGCTCCAGCGCCGCCGGTGGGAAATAGCGGCACGGTCACCCATCACGTCGTTTTTGAGAATGTGCCGCCGAATGTGAGCATCACCACCACGACCACCGGTGATGTGGGCAATTATCAAGCCGATGTGGGCTATAATCTGATGGTCGCAGGCCCGAATTGAGCGGGATTCTCGGCACGCTCGCGTCGATCGCGCCCTCCTCCCAGGGCACCATCGGCTCGCCGACCTGGCTCAGGCAGCTACTGCCCGCGTCATTCCGCGGCGTGCCTTTCAATGTCGAGAGCCACGAGGAAAACAGCGGCCGCCGCGGCGTGCTGCACGAGTTTCCGGGCCGCGACACGCCCTCGGCCGAGGATCTGGGACGCAAGGGCGGCGTCTATCGCGTCCGCGCCTTCGTGCTCGGCGACGACTACATGGCGCAGCGTGATGCCCTGCGTCAGGCGGTGCGGGGAGACGGCAGCACGGGCACGCTCGTGCACCCCTATCTCGGCAATATCCAGGTCAAGCCGGCGCTTATGCGCATGCGTGAGCAGATCGCGCCGGCGGGTATCGCGCAATTCGACCTGGAATTTTGGGAGGATGGCCAACAGCCGAGCCCGATCAGCGGCACGGACACCGCCTCGGCGCTGCTGGCGGGCATTGCCTCGGCGCTGACGATCGCGAAGAGGGTGTATAGCTACGCGACGCTGATCGCCTCCAATCCCGCGATCCTGGGCGCGCTGGTCACGACGCAGCTGGAATCCTTCGGCGGCACATTTTTGGGCTCGCTGGGCCTGCCGCCGTCCCTGCTCTCCTCCGTGGTGCAGATGGCGGGCTCGCTCGGCGGCGACCCGGAGGATACGGCCGCGACGGCGACCGCGGTCGCGAATCTCGCCAGCTCGGCGGCCGCGCTGGTGGTGGCACAGACGGCCTCGGCCAATCCGGCGGTGGCGCAGGCGCTGGCCGCCTCGGCGATCGCCGCGCTGACCGCGCAGGCGACCAGCAGCGTGCTGGTGGGCGGCCTGCCGTCGAGCCTGGTGGCGACCGCCGCCGTCAACGCGGCGGCCGTCAGCACGGCCCTCGCGACGGCGCAGGCGGTCCAGACGACGGCAACGGACGATCCGGTGGCCGGAACGCCGCTGGTGCCGCCGCCGCCCGTCGATCCGTCGCTTGGCCTGGCCGCCCTCGCCGCCTGGACGGCGCCGACGATCGCTTCGGCGGTTGCCGCGGGTACTGTGCCGGCTATGATCACCCTGCCGCAGAACCAAGCCGCGGCGGCCGCCACCGTGGCGGCCACGCAGGCGCTGGTGCAGGGCTGCTTTACATGCGCTGTGGCGCAGGTTTACGCCTCGATCGATTGGGTTGACAAACAGGCTGCCGAGGCCGCGGGCGAGCAGCTGCAGACGCTGATCGAGACGCAGCTGGAGACGGCCTCGGCCGCGCATCAGGACGATCTGGCGATGGCCTGGCGGGGCATGATGATGCTGGCCGCCAATGACAGCTATCAGCGGGCGCAGGCGTTGCCGTCGCTGGTGGATTACAGCCTGAACGCCGCGTTGCCGGCGGCCGTGCTCGCGCAGCGGTTCTATCGTGACGGCACCCGCGCGTCGCAGCTGGCCCAGCTCAACAGCGTCTGGCATGCCGGCTGGATGCCGCCCGCCGGCGTCGCGTTGGCCGCATGAGCGCCGCTTCGGAGACCGTCGCGGTGCTCGCCAACGGACAGGCCTATTCCGGCTGGTTTGGCATGCGGTTCAACCGCGGGCTGGACCGCATGTGCGGCGACGGCGACATTCCGGTCACCGAGCGCTGGGCCGGGACCGACACGCCGTGGCAGCTGACGCCATGGACGTCCGTGGTGCTGATGGACGGAAGCGACCGCATCGCGACCGGCTATGTCGACGGCTATGAACCGACCGGCGACGCGCAGTCGCATAACGTCACGATCCGCATCCGCAGCAAGACGGAGGACCTGGTCGATTGCGCGCTCGACATCCCGAGTGGGCAGTTCCAGGGCTATACGCTGGGCGCGATCGCCAATGCGATGTGTCAGCCCTTCGGCATCGGCGTGGTGCTGCAGACCGATGCGAGCATGGTGGTGCAGGACGCCACCATCCAGCGCGCCGAGACCGTATATCAGTTCCTGGAGCGGCTGGGGCGCATGAGCGCCGTGCTGCTCACGGATGATCCGATGGGTAACCTGGTGCTGACGCGGACCGGGTCGACCCAGGCCTCCGGGAGCCTGATCTGGGGGCAAAATGTCCTGTCCTACCGCGCCCGGCTGAATGTCGCGAAGCGGTTCTCGCATTACATCGTCAAGGGCCAGAGTGGCATCAAGGCGACGGGAACGGTACAGACCTCGCAGCAGGCGGTCGCGATCGACCCGGGCGTGCCGCGCTACCGGCCGCATGTGTCGATCGCCGAGAGCCAGCTCAGCGCCGAGGGCATGCAGCAGCGGGCGAATTGGGAGATGCGCTACGCCTTCGGGCGCGCGACGCTTGCCGATATCGAAGTGGAGGGCTGGCGGCAGCCGGATGGGTCGCTCTGGACGCTCAACCAGATGGTCTCGGTCGATTGCCAACCGCTGCAGATCAACGCGGACATGCTGATCGCTGGCGTGAGCTACCGCTACGATCCGTCGCGCGGGAAGACCTGCATGCTGACCGTCGGGCCGCCGGAGGGGTTCACGCCCGATCCCGGTGAGGTCCGGCTGCGCAAGCGTCGCGGCCGCGGCCATTCGGGCGTCTGGAACCTGGACGGCATCGGGAGCGCCAATCAATAATGTGGGCGGCGCTGATGAGCATGATTACGCGCGGCAAGGTGGCGGGTGCGACAGTGGGTCCGCGGACGGAGCTGCAGGTGACGGCGCTGGACAATGAGACCTTCAACGGCGTCGAGCTGCTGCTCCCGCCCGGCTACACGGCCCGCCCGTCGCCCGGCGCCGACGTGATGATCCTGCAGTGCAACGGCACGCGTGACCACAAGGTGGCGCTCGCCGGCGACGCCGTCGGCCAGGTGCAGGTTGACCTGCAGCCCGGCGAATGGGGACTTGTCGGAAACGGCCATCGCATCATCCTGCGCACCGGCAAGATCGAGTTGGTGGACAAGGCGGGCAGCAGCCTGGTGCTGGATGGCACCGGCAACATCATCGCCACGCCGAATGGCGGCCAGTTCCAGGTCAACGCCCCGATCGCGGCCAGCCAGGGCATGGCGGTGACCGGCGCGATCACGGCGACGGCGAATGTGACGGCCGGCTTCGGCACCACGAATATCGGTCTGCTGGGGCTCGAAGAGTCGGGTGTGACGCCGGGCGGCGGCGACAGCGGCCCGCCCGTGCCGGGGACCTGATCCGTGGATCTGCTGATCATCTACGACAATACGACCGGCACGGGCGATTTCGTGATCGCGGGCGGCGACCTGGCGATGGACGCCACGCTCGACACCGCCGTGCTGATCAGCCTGCTGACGGATCGGCAGGCCGATCCCGGTGACACGCTGCCGCGCGGCAGCACCGATCCGCGCGGCTGGTGGGCCGATACGGCGTTTCTGCAGCAGCAGGGCGACAACCCGCCGGATCTGATCGGCAGCAAGCTCTGGCTGTACGTGAACGAGCTGCTGACGCAGACAACGCTCAACAAGATGGCGCAGGCCTGCGTCCAGGCGCTGGCATGGATGCAGGAGGACAAGGTGGCGCAGTCGGTGACCTGTCAAGCCATCCAGACCGGCATCGGGTCAGCGGCGCTGATCGTCAACATCGCCCAAAGCATCGGCGGTCAGACGGTGAACACGGCCTATGACGTGGTCTGGAACGCGACGATGGGCATCACGACCGTGACGCGGATGGGCTTTTCATGAGCGGGTCTTTCAACCGCCCGAGCTTGCAGACGCTCTACAGCCAGGCGATCGCAGCCTTCTCGGCGATACCCGGCGTGCTGCCGCTGCTGCGGCGCAGCCCGCTGGTCATCTTGAGCAAGATCCTGGCCGGTCAGACCGACCAGATGTATGGCTATATGGCGCGTCTGATCGATTGGGTGCTGATCCCGTTCAGCTCGCGCGGCCCTTACCTCACGCGCTGGATGGCCGGCGTCGGCGTGCCGCGCCAGAACGCCGCACCGGCCGCGGGCCCCGTCATCATCTCCGGCACGGCCGGCCTGGTGGTGGGCGCCGGATGGGTGCTGCAGAATCAGGCCACCGGCGTGATCTACACGACGCAGGCGGCGCTGGAGCTGACGGGCGGCGGCAGCGACACCGTTTCGGTGGAGGCGACCGCCGGCGGCTCGGCCGGCAACGCGGCCGCCGGGACCGTGCTGACGCCCGCAACAGCGATCGCCGGCGTCTCGGCCACTGTGCCCGTCGGCAGCGCGGGCCTGACCGGCGGCACGGATGTGGAAAGCGACGAAGACGGCCAGGTGCGGCTGAAGCAGCGCATGAGCAACCAGCCCATGGGCGGCTCGATCTGGGATTATCAGACCTGGGCGAAGACTGTTCCCGGCGTCACCCGCGTCTGGGTTTTCCCCTTAAACCGTGGCGCCAACACGGTCGACGTGGCCTTCATGATGGATGGCCGGTCCGATCCGTTCCCGCTGAGCGCGGACATCACCGCGGTGGAGGCGGCGATCAATGCCGTGCGCCCGGTGACCGCGAATTTCCAGGCCTTCGCGCTGACCAGCACGCCGGTGAACGTCAGAGTCCTCAACCTTGTGCCGCAGGCGGGCACGACGCTGGCAACGGCGCAAGTCAATATCGGCGTGTCGCTCGCGGCCCTCTTCGTGACGACGACGCCGACCGCGACTTATGGCGATGGCATCATTCCGGGTCAGACGGGAGGAACGCTTCCCGTCGAGCAGATTTCGGGTGCGATCGAGACGGCCGCCGGCGTCGGCAGTTTCGACCTGGCGGCGCCAGCGGCCGACGTGACGGTGTCGGCAGGGCAGCTGGCCCAGCTCGGCACGCTCACCTGGAGCTGACGGCATGCAAGCCCTGCCACCGAACCCGGTGCCCTCCGCCGGGCAGGATGACTATGCCGACCTTCTCAGCCGCTTGCAGCCGCGCGGCCGCATCTGGAACGACCTGCCGGGCAGCATCATGGCGCAGCTGCGCGTCGGCGAGTCCGCGCTCATGGCGCAGTTCAGCGGCCAGATCTCGCAGCTGACGGAGACCGAATCCTACCCGCCGACCTCGGTTCTGCTGCTGCCGGCCTGGGAGGAAACTTTCGGGCTGCCGGATCCCTGCACGCCCCTGAGCCCCACGATCGAGCAGCGACAGCAGGCGCTGGCGGCGCGCCTGGCGGCGACAGGCGGATACTCCATCGCGTCGCTGACGGCTGTCGCCGCGATCTATGGTTACGAGATCAGCATCACCGAGTTTGCGCCCTTCCGCATCGGTGTGAACGCGGTGGGACAGCCTCTCTGGAGCGACGACTGGGGGGCCGCTTGGCAGGTCAACATTCTTTGGTTCGGAGAAATCGGTCGGCTGGCCGCGCCGGGATCCGCCACAGTGCTGGAATGCGTTTTCAAGAGGCTTTCGCCACCGCAGACGATCCTGATCTTCAACTACGTCACATCCGCTCTCGACAGCTTCGTGCTCGGGTCGACGCCGCTCGGCTGAACGACCGCGCGTCGCAGAAGGAGTCTCCCAGATGACCGCCTATGTAAACGGACAGTGGATCGACAACGCTGTCTTGACGGCGGCCGACCTGACCGAAGCCTTCGACAACATTCCAACAGCACCGAACGGAGTAGCCGGCGTGGGACCGATTCAGCCTGTGCTTTATCCGGGCCTTTCCTTGGTGGGCGGCGTATTCACGGCCGCGGCTACAGGGTTCGGCTCGGGCCTCAGCGGGGGCTACGCGCAGGCGAGCATCAACCCGCTGCCGTCGTCCTATCCCTTCACCGTCGAGGCCAGGGTTCAGGGGACGGTGAACGGAACAAAGCAGGTCGCGGCAGGCTATGCTTTTCTGTTCTGGTTTGGCTGCGACAACGCGGGGCAAGCGATCGGCGTGGCCTATCCGGGCAGCGGCGAGGTCGATCTGACAACCTCTGTCAATATCTGCGACGGCAGCTGGCATCATCTTGCTCTTGTGGTGACGGCGACGACCGTGAGCCTCTATGTCGATGGCGCCTTGGCGGGCAGCGCCACCAATACCTTCGTCTACAATGCGGCGCTCGGGTGCTTCGGCGTGCGCGATTGGGGCCAGTCGGCGAGCCTGCCGCTCGGCGCGAACGGACAGCCAGGTCCGAACCGCTGGGCGGGATCGATCGATGAAGTGGCCATCTGGCCGATTGCCAAATATACCGCCGCCTTCACCCCCCCGACGGCGCCTTATGCCGGAACCGAGGGTATGACCTCTCTCTATCATCTCGACGGCACCGGCCTCGATAGCCTGGCGCCGCTCTCTGTGCCGATCGGCACGCGACCGTCGCCAGCCTCCGGCATTCGCCTGCTGATGAAGGCAGGTGACAGCGTCACCTATACGATCCTGCCCGCCACATCCTCCGCGACGCAGGGGGCCGATGTTCAGTTCACGGCCTCGGGATCAGGGACCGGACCGAACTGGGATGAGCCGTTTGTTAGCACGCTCATGATGTTCGTGACGGCGGCGAGCGGCACGCCGCTGTTCCGGTGGATGTGACGTGACCACCGCGATCGCGGCCAATAACCCGGCGATCCTCTATTCGCCGTACAACTGGATCGCCGGCGCAAGTGCCACGACGATCTGCGCGGGGGCCTATTTCCGGACGCTGTTCACCGGCAACTCCTGCGTCCTGAACGTCAATACCGCGAATCTTTCAGCGCCCTATTCCGAGATTTGGGCGAGGATCGATGGCTACGGTCCCTGGACGGCCTATAGCGTCGCGGCGACCGTGACGCTGGCGATGCCGTCGGACACGACCGCGTCGGCCTGGCACCTGCTGGAAGTGATGGTCAAATCCACCTCGGAGACGATCAACCGGTGGAACGCGCCGTCCAACACCGCCGTGATCTTCACGGGGTTGACGATCGATGCAGGCGCATCGGTCTATCTGCCGCGCTCATATCCTTTGAACGTCTTCGTGCTGGGCGACAGCATCACGGAGGGCGTCCGGACGATCAATTCGACAGCCGCGAACGACACGGATCGGAACGACAATAAGTCGTGCTGGTCTTTCCAGCAGCGGGAGCTGCTGGGCGCGGAGATCGGCATATGCGGATTCGGGGCGACGGGGCTCACGAAAGGCGGATCCGGCAACATGCCGGCGGCGACGGTCTACTGGAACCAACAGCTGCCGGGCGTGCCACGGGTTTTCACGCCGGCGCCTGACCTGATCATCATCAACCATGGAACAAATGACCAATCGGCGACCCCGGCGGCCGTGACGGCCGCGCTGATCCAGGTGCTGTCGGGGATGCTGGCGGCCACGCCGCAGAAGACGCAGATCGCCGTGCTGGAGCCCTTCGGCGGTTTCCAGGCGGCCGCCCTGCAGGCTGCCGTCTCGGATGTCGGCTCGACACGGGTGCAGTTCGTCAACACGACGGGTGCGCTGAACACGGCCTTCGGCATCGACCCGACGGGTCTGCATCCGACGGGACCGAACGACCTGGCTCTTGTGGGTCCCTTGGTCGGCCAGCTGCTCACGCCGATCCTGAGGCCCGCGGCCTCGGGGCTGCGCTTCCGTTCGATGTTCTGAACCGGGGACCATTATGCATCGCATAGATATTGCCTCGGCCGTTTCGACGATGCCGACGCCAGCTGCCGTCGGGCCAAAACCCAACAGCTATTTCACGGGCGGGACGCCCGGAGCTTCACCACCGATCTTTCCGACCACCGTCGATGAGGATTGGGCCAATGCCGTGCAGGAGGAACTCTGCAACCTCGTTACGGCTTTCGGCGGCACGCTGAGCAAGACTCTCCAGAATCAGATCGCGACCCTTCTGGTGGCGTATATCGCCACGGCCATCGCGACCGAGACGACGCGCGCCGAAGGGGCGGAGGCAACGCTCGGCACGGAAATCTCGACGGAGGTGACAAACAGGACGAATGCCATCTCGGCTGAGACGACGCGCGCCGAAGCCGCGGAAAGCGCTCTGAGCACCTCGATCTCGACCGAGGTGACCAATCGAACGAATGCGGTGTCGGCCGAGACGACGCGCGCGGAGGGCGCAGAAAGCACTCTGAGCGCTGCAATCTCCGCGGAAACGTCCCGTGCGGAAGGGGTCGAGAATACGAAGGCGCCGATCAACTCGCCGAATTTTACGGGAACGGCAGAGGTCTCCGGGAGCCCGATTATTGTCGCCAGCCAGTTCACTTTTAACGACGGCACGACTGGCTATCAGAAGCTGCCCGGCGGAATGATCCTGCAATGGGGCAGCGGCGATGTCGAAACCGGGAGTATTGCCAACGACTTTTCATACGGCATCACCTTCCCGAACACCTGTCTGATCATCGTCGGGTCGTTCCTTGCCAGCGTGCCTCCGGAGAATGGCGCGCTCGGCCTGCAGACCGTTAACGCCGGCGGGTATCAGGCCATCAACACGGCGCCCGCCGGCGGCAATGACGGCTATTATTACATCGCAATAGGTTACTAGGATGGCATTCTACGCAAAGATCGACCCCGCGGCTTCTCAGCCGTCCCGCGTGCTGGGCTATTACGACACCGGCTTCGTGACATATGATGGCCTGGACTTCAATCAGCCCGAGTTCGTCGAGCTCTCGCCGGCCCAGTGGGCAGCGCGGAAGGGCGATTCCCATCATCTCCATGGCCAGTTGATTCCGAAGCCGACGCCGACCGCCGCGCAGGTCGCCGGCATAGCGAAGGTTGTCGCTCAGCGGGCTGCGCAAAAGGCGCTGGTTGCCAGTTCCGAAGCAGTCGTGATGCGCTGCTTTGAAATCGGCAAGGGCGTGCCCGCCGATTGGAAGGCATACCGGGAAACGCTTCGCAAGATCATCGCGGGATCTGACACGCCGCTTCCCACTGCGCCGCCGATTCCGGCATTCGACTAGCAGCCGCTTTCGCCCGCGATCACCTCTTTTCTGGGAGTGACGGCCATGGCCTTCATCAATGGCTTCCTGGGCATCGGAACCTTGACCGGCACCACGCTGACGGAGCCCTCCGGCGGCGGCTATGCGCGCGTGCCCTTCACCATCACGACACTGGTCAGCGGTCAGGCCTCGCTCGATGCGCAGGCGGATTTCGGAACTCCACTGACGCAATGGGGGACGGCTCTTACCAGCTGGGCGATGTTCGATAGCGCCGGCGCGCAGTGGTGGTTTGGTAACTTCACTGCCCCCATCAACGCTGATGCCGCGCAAACCAACGGTCAGCGGGTGACGATCCTGGCGAATGCCATCTCGATCCAATTCGCCACGACGACGCCATGACGACGGTCGGCTACACCTCGGTCGCCTCGGCCATCTGCTGGGCGCCATCGGCAGACAGGACGGTGGTGCTGCCGGGCGTGTCGGCAGCCGGGACGCGCGGCGTGTCGGCCAGCGGCAGCGTGCCGCTCCCGTCGAAGACGGTCGGCACAAGATGGGACTATGCGCTCGATCTGACGGCACGCATTCCGGCCGGCGACACCGTTGCGTCGGTCGCTCTCGGCTCGGTCGGGCCCGCAGGGCTGCCGATCGTCTATCTGGGCGGCTGGGGCAAGCTCGCCGTGATCTGGATCGACGTAGGCGGCACGCCAGGCCAGAGCTACGCCATCGACCTGATTGCAATGACGGCGCAGGGACGCGTGATCGAGCTGCTGGCGACCGTCACGGTCATCAATCCCGGGCAAGGTGCGGCGCCGGCGCAGATCCAGGTCGTGCAGGTCGCACTGTCCTACATCCAGGGCCTGATTGCCGCCGCGCAGGCCGCGGCGAACGAGGCGCTGATCCTCGCTCAGGCGGCCCTGCTTGCGTCCTCATCCGGCGGCGGTTCGGGCGGCAGCGGTTCGGACGGCGCGATGTTCGTCACGCAGGCCGGCGCCACGCTCGTTACGCAGTCGGGAGCCACGATCATCTCCGCCAGCATCTCAGGCGGCGCGATGTTTCTGACGCAGGCGGGCGCCGCCCTCGTGACGCAGTCCGGCCTACCGATCAGCTCCTCCTCGAGCGGTTAAGGAGAATTATTCAGTGTCAGACACGACAACCATATCGAATCTACCGGCGGCGGGGAGTGCCGGTCTGACCGACAGAATTCCCGTCGATCAGATCTCGGGGAGCTTGACAGTCACGCGATATGTGACCGTCGAGCAGATCGCCATTCTCATCGGCGGCGGGGGTGGCGGGTCGTTCACGCTCACCTCGGCAGTGCTCCAGGCCGCGCTGATCACTCTTATCCAGGGGCTTCCGACCGCTCCCATTGCTGGGACGCCGACGCTCTGGAGCAACTCAGGGACCCCGGAGTATTCATGATGAGATTTCTCGGCGGAGCGCTGCTCGCAAGCAATTTGCTTGCCGGCGCTGCTATTGCGCAGGTTTATCCTAACTACAAAGTCTCGGACATCACGATGCCCGCCGGCGTGCTGCCGAATGGCGCCACGAGTGTGGCGGCGGCCATCGGCAGCGCAGCGGCCGCAGCGTCTTCGGCTGCCACGGCGGCGACCGCAGCCCTGCCGGTCAGTAAGGTCGGTGTCCCCGGCTATGCAGCCGCCCTGGACCTCAGTGGAAATCTCCAAGCGCCGACGGCCTCCGTTCGCGGCGGCATCAAATCAGCCGCGGCACCATCCAATCAGTTCCAGACGGGTGTGGACACCGGCGGCAACCCGCTGTTCGCGCAGCCGAGCTTTGGGAATCTTAGTGGCACGGCGACGGCCGGGCAGCTTCCCGCTGCTACGTCCAGTGTCCCGGGCGCGATTTCGCTCACGGCCGCGGCGGCCCAGGCCCCCGTACAGAGCGTGGTCACCCAGACGGGCGCCATTACCAGCTCGGAGCTTTATTCTGCGCTGAACGGCACCACGAATGGAACGTTCTATGACGGCGCCCTTGGGGCAGCCGCTGCGGCGACAGCGAGCGCAGCGGTTCCATTCGCGCAAGTCGGCGTGGCAAATGGCGTCGCTCCGACGGATGCAAACAACGTCGTGCCGAGTTCTAAGGTCTACCCAACGACGGGCTACCGCTTCATCGGGCAGAATAGTTTCATCGGCGCAGAGCAAGGCTTCTATCCCATTCAGGGAGGCAACGGTGAGACCACCCGCGTCACCTATACCGAGCCCTACGACATTGACGCCTTGAAGCTGTTTTTCCCGACGCAGTCAGCGGCTAATGGACTTGAGATCAATCTTCCAAACCCCGTTTTCTATTACGGCTCTGCCGAATACAGCCCGTCTGGCGCATCTCCCGCGCTGTCCGCTCCGGTCTGGTTCACGCAAAACGCGCAGACGACGATGATTGCCGGCACGCAGGGCGCTGGCGTCACGACCGATCCTCTCGGCATCTATATCCCGGCGTCCAGCCCCTTTTCGATCCGGTTGGGAAGCTATGTCGCGCGCGCCCCAGCCACGTTTACAGCGGTGGCGACGGCTGGCGGCTCACTCCCGGTCGGCACATATTACTACAAAGAAACGGCCGTTGCGAATGGCGTCGAAAGTGGCCCGACCTCCGAAGTTGCAGTCACCACCACTTCGGGAAATCAATCGGTTACAATCACCGACGTAGCCCCTGTGGGTAGTCAGCCGGTCTATCAGACTTACAAAATATATCGCGGCGTAACGAGTGGCAGTGAGGGATACCTCGCCGCGATCTTGGTTCCTGGGCTGACCTATGTCGATAACGGTTCCATCCCCGCCACGATCGCCACGCCGCCCTACTCGACCTACCACACCTATCCACTCAACGACACGGTGGAGGGCGCCAACAACAGCGGCGTGGCCATGTCCACGAATGCCCTCTATGCGGGCGGTGCCGATGGCTTCAATGTGGGCTTCACGGGGGTTCTACCGGTTCCTGGCCCAAATTCGGGCCTCATCAGCCGCCCCTATCTGCTCGGCCAGACCTCCGGCGGCTTCAGCGAGATGCTGCTAGCCGACAGCATCGGGGCGGGGTTCAACATCCTGCCCGGCAGCACGGCTCTTGGAACGACGGCGCTCTATAATAGCTGGTTCGGCCTGGCGATGTCGGGCAGCGGCAACAACGACTATATCAACGCTAGCCTGCCCTCGACGACGTGCAATTCGATGATTTCGAATGGGCAATACGGTTCCAACACCCGCTGGAACTTTATGCAATATGCGCAGTATGTGTGGATCGCCCTTGGGACCAATGATATCTACTCGGGCGCTTCCACGGGGGTGCAGACTGCTACCTGCATTCTCAAGCTCGCTCAGCTTGTGCATGAAACGGGTCGGCGGGTTATCGTTTCTGATCTTATTCCGCGCGTAGCCACGACCGACCACATGCTCACACTCGCCAATGAGTCGATCGCGAATACCTCCTATGAGGGCGCCCGGGTGTTCGTGAACACCTGGATGCGGAACGGTTTTCAGGTCCTGGCCGGCGTCCCTGTCACCAGTGGCGGCACGCCTTGCTCTTGCGTCTACAGGTTCTTCGACGAGGCTCAGGCAGCCGGCGAGGTCAACTCGGCTGGCGTCCCCACCGTCAACGGTGGCTTCTTGCCGGTCCCCGCGACCGCGACATATACCGGGCAGGTTCTCACGGGCACGCCGACGACCACCTCTCTGCCGATCGGCGCCGCGTCCTACACAGCGCACGCTCTGAGCAATCGGGTTGTGCAGATCACCTCGGGCAGCACCATGGGGCAGACGGCGATCATCAGCGACAACACGGCGACGACGCTGACCGTCTCTGGCCTGACCTCCGCGCCCGCTGCCGGTGCTACCCTATCGATCTGGCCGACGCACTGGTCAGACGGCATCCACCCGACAGACTTGGGCCACGCCGATATCGCGGCCGGGCTCAATGGCAACCAAGGCGCTACCGCTTTCGCAACGGCCAATTTGGTAGGGTTCTGATCCATGAGGGCCCTTCTGATCATAGGGGCGCTGCTGGTTTCGACGCCCGCTTTTGCTGCCGTCAAAACCCCGCTTGTGGGGATCGTGTCTATGGGGCCGGTCGACGAGGACTCTAGCGGGAACCCGGACAACGACATGACGCCAATTCTAAACGAGCCCGGCGTCTTCAATGGCGTCGTCATCAACATTGCCTGGAAGGCTCTGCAGGCTACGCAAGGAGCGACGATCGACACCTCGACAATCGACAGCGCGCTCGCCGTAGTCACTGCCTACAACGCGGAGTATCCGCAGACGCCGCTCGGCGTGCGCCTCAATGTCGAGGGGGCGCTGCTCGCGCCTGACTGGGCAAAGACGCTGGACGGCCCTTCCGTGGTCAACTACGACAATGGCGCCGGTGAGGTGTTTCACATGGGCCGGTTCTGGTATGCGGATTACCAGGCGGCCTGGACGAGCCTGCAAAATCAACTCGCTGCCATCTACGATACGAACCCGCTGATCCGTGAGGTCTCGAACACGGCCTGCTCATCGATAACCGATGAGCCGTTTGTCATACTCGGCACCACGCTCGCCGTAACAAATATGAAAGCTGCGGGCTACACAGATGCGCTGTATCTGGCTTGTTTGCAGAACTCGCCGGCGTCTTATGCTGCGTGGGTAAACACACCGTTGCACTGGGCGTTCAATAACTTCGAGCACCTCGACTCGGGTATGGCGGTTATTGACCAGGCAACAACTAATAGTGTGATACAAGCTTGGCGTGCAGCTAGCGGTTCAATGGCGATTCTAGCCAACCATTCACTCCAAGCCGGAACCCTCGGTGGGGTGCCTACACCAGAGTATGGAACCGTTGCTCAAATGTATACGCTGTTTTCTCAGCTGGGAAAGCCGATAAATCTCCAGATGAACACCGCGCTCCAGGACTGGACCGACACGATGAATTACGGGATATCCGTCGGTGCTACGGATATCGAGGTCTGGCCGGGCACGACAACAGGGTATTTTCAGCAAGCCGTGGCACCTGACCAGATAATGCGATGGGGGGCTCAATTGCAGGCCAACGCCAACGCCCCGACACCACATTGTATTCCAGGGCATTGAGGCACGGCTAAGGTAGGAGAGTTTGGCAGTGAACACCTCGGTTCAGCCCGCGGGCGCACATAGCGGGAGCATCCCGATGATCTTTCACGTGATCTGGACGCGTCTGCGGGAGCTCAACAGACAGCCGCATTGGTGGGCCGAGTGGTGGAGCGGCTGGGTCATGACGGGCTATGGGGTGACGGCTCTAATCCTGCCGCGGGAGATGAACCGTCACGGCGCCTATGATCTCATCTTCGGCATCGCGCCGGAATGGGTCTGGGCGGCGGCGATCGCCGGCTCGGGCGTGTCTCAGTTGATCGCGCTGCTGATCAATGACTGGCGCGAGCGGGCAGCGGGCGCCTTCCTCGCATCTCTGCTTCTGGGCGCGCTCGGCTGGAACTTCGTGGTGTCCGGCAACATCATCCCGGTGATCTGGTTCTATTTCGGCTTCCTGGGGATCAATGTCACGGCGATGGTGAAGAACATCCGGAGGGCGTCGTGACGTGGCGTGGAGCAATGATTTTGGCCGCGCTCTCATCCTTGGCCTTGGTGCGCTTATTCCTATTGGTGCGCTGGCGGCGACCGCGCTGCGGGAGATCCAGGCCTTTCGACGCGAGCGTGACGAGCGCCAGCGTGAAGGGGACGCCCAGGCGGATTTGAACGACGCGGCCCGCGGTCTCGTGCGGGATCTCCGCGAGGATAACGAGATGCTGCGGCTGGATCGCGACCGCGAGCGCTCGAGCGGCCTCGGCCATTATGAGAAGACGCAGCGCCTCTACGGAATGTTGACGCTGTGGTTCAGCGATTGGCATTCGGGCAAGCCGCCGCCTGCGCAGCTGCCGCGCATGGAAGACATCTGAGCCCCGCCAGTCGCGGGGCTTTTTTTATGACTGGAGTCTCGTGTGACAAAAACCGCATCGATGACCGATCTCGGCATGACCGAGACGGACCGGGATATCTTGGCCAAGACGCTCTACGGCGAGGCGCGCGGCGAGCCCCTGGCGGGCCAGCTCGCCGTGGCGATGGTGGTGTTCCATCGCGTCATCCGGCCGGACGGCCAGTTCGCGCATGACACCTCCGTCGCGGTCGCCTGCCAGCGCGCCTATCAGTTTTCGTGCTGGCTCGAGGGCGATCCGAACCGCGCCAAGATGGAGGCGCTGACCTACGACGATCCGACCTACAGCGCCATGCGCCAAGTGGTCGATGCGGCCGAGGCGATCTTCAAGCTCGGCACCGACCTGGTCGCGGGTGCGACGCATTACGTCAACCCGGCGGTCGCCGCCCCTGCCTGGACGCATGGGCACATGCCGGCCGTCACCATCCAGCACCACGCCTTCTACGCCGGCATCGCCTGATCGCCGGCTACGCGTTCGGCGCCGATCGGCGCCGCTCCTCCCTCCTCAGAAACAGGAACCGCACCATGAAGAAACTCGCCCTCATCGGCGCGCTGACGGGCGCGCTCGCCATCGGTGGCTGCGCGGCCGTCGTGGCCGATGCCCCGACGCTGATCGCCTCGGCCACGTCTCTGCTCGATGCCTACAAGGCGACGCCGACGCCGAGCCAGGCCGTGATCGCCGAGGCGACGAAGCTGCTTTCCGCCGCCGAGGCCGCGAACACGACCTATGGCGCGACCTCGAGCGAGGCGCTCAGCGCGGCGGCTGCGCTGACGGATTATCTCGCGACTTCGGCGCCTGGCAACGGCGTCACGCCCAGCACCGTTCCGACGACGCCCGCTTCGTAAACCCCGCCGCGCGGCGGCCATCCGCCTCCCCTGCACATGTATAAGGATCCGGATCCATGAAAAGCCTGTTCCGTCGCCCCGTCGTGGCGATGCTCATCATGCTCATCGTCCTGGCGCTGCGGCCGCCGGCGAGCTGGGCGCAGACCACCACGGGCGGCACCGTCATCGATCTCTCGCCGGTGGTGCAATGGCTGCTCGGCCTGCTGTCGGCCGCCGGCACCGTCGTCGCCGGCATGGTGACCACCTGGCTCTATGCCAAGCTCGGGATCGCCAAGACCAGCGCGGCCGCCGCGGCCATCCAGACGGCAGAGGGCAAGGCCGGCGCGATCGCCTATTCTTTCCTAGCCAGCAAGGGCGCCGCGATCACGGATGTCACCGTGAAGAACCAAGCGATCGCCGCCGGCGCGAACTACATCATGGCCGAGGTCCCGAAGGCGCTTGAGACGATGGGCATCAGCCAGGCGAGCGTTCTCACCCGCGCGGAGGCGGCGTTGGGCAAGCTGCTCGCGGCCGATCCGACGGTCTCGGTCGGCACCCTGCCGGCCTTGGCTGCCTCGAGCGCGACGCTTCTGTCGGGGGCGCCGGCGCTGGTACAGGACATCGCGAGTTCGCCGGCGCCGAAGGCCTCGCCGCCGGCGAGCTGACGGCCGCTCGCATCCGACCGACTGCACTGGCGATCGAGAGGCCCCGGGGGAGACCCCGGGGCCTTTTCGTGATTCTTATCGCGCGATCCAGCCCACCGGTACATCGAGCACGCACGCCAGACGCTCGAGCGTGTCTGGAGCGCCATTCCGGCGACCGCTCTCCAGATCGGACAGGTAGCCCTGTTGGATACCGGCGAGCTCGGCGACCACGGACTGCGTCTTGCCGCGCCATTTGCGGATCGCCTGGAGAAGGCTGTCGCCGGTCAGCATCGCGGCGCTGACTTCGGGCGGCAGCGTTCCTTGGCCATCGAGCGCCAGCTCGGCCTTGCGCGCATCGTAGATGGCAACGTCCTCGGCATCCTCATCGGCGGCCGCAGCGCGGGCGAGAAGCGCCTCGTAATCCGCCCGACTCAACACAATGAGCTCATCGCCGGTGGGCGTCCGGATGATCTGTGGCTCGGTCATGATGTCAGTTCCTTCGATAGGTGGTTGACGATCGCCGGCCGATGTAGATTGCCAGGATCGTCGTCTGGCTTTCGTCGAAGATCACGCGATAGCTGCCGATCCGGAGCCGATAGCCATCGCGGCCGGTGAGCGCCTTGACATCCCCCTGGCCGCTGATGGCATAGCGGTGCAGCCCGGACTCGATCATGTTTCGTGCATCGCGCGGGAGGGCGTCGAGGTCTTTGGCGGCGCTGACCGAGAGGATGATCGTCTTCAT